AACTTTTGGCTGCTCAGGTGCTTTAGGTTTTGGTGCTACTGCTTTTACAAATCCTCCCATAAAATTATCCTCCTAGTAAAGTTTTTTCGTTTTTGTTCAGCAAACCTTTTAAAGCTTTTTCATCTCTGCCAAACATTTGATCGTATTTTTCTTTTTCTTTTTTAGTAAAGCTTTTGTATTCGCCTGTTTCTTTAACGTCTTTTAAATCTGATCTACCTGTTCTTTTTTTATATTGATTACGAACAGAATTTAATTGTTTGACTTTTTGATCGCTTGGTAAATATCCTCCCATTGCTAGCCTCCTAATAAACTTTTTTGATCTGTTTCTGCCGCAACATCTTCATAGTCAGGTGAAGTAAGAATAGTTGATCTACGACCTTTTCGGTTTCGTTGCCTTCTTCTTAAATCTTCTTCTTCCTGAGCTTTTCTAGCTGCATCGTCTGCTGATGGCACATCTTCAACTTTTGGCTCTACGATTGCTGGTGGAGCTGGCATTGAAGGTGCTTTAAAGATTGAACCCATAATTGTAATCCTTTTGTAAATTTGTAGTTGATATAAATTTTTCTCTGTCTAAACCGACCGCCAAAACTCTCATCGCGTCGCAAGCGTGGCTCGCCCACGAATGAACAGGTTTTGCAGCGTAAACTCTTTCTTTGTCATTATACTTTCGGTGATAATGCCTAAGTGAATTTATAAGCTTAGTACAATTGTCAATGTCGATATAGCATCTTGGTAAAACCATCTTTACTGCGTGGATGCCATCTTCGATTGTTAGCTTTGGTGCTATCTTAAATTTTAATCCTAACTGATAGGCAACCTCTCGTTTGGTCCTACCTGTTGTGAAATCTGTTTGTTCTAAATCGTGAGGTCCTAGATGTTTGTCATAGACATAATCTTTTTCCTTGAGATATTGAGCGTAGTGAGGCAAAGCCTCATTATTGTTCTCATAAAAGTCAATAATGTTAATACTATTTCCAATAACTTGATAAAAAATAATAGAAGTAGCATCATTAAAGCCAATGTCCCAAGCGGTAGAAACAGGATAGCTCGTGTCGTAAAGAACTCTAGTAATCCTCTTTTCATCTTCTAATTTATTTAAAACTTCGCCGTAAATAGAACCTCTGATGTTTCCAATAAAAGAACACTCAAACTCTTGGTTATATTTCGATTGTCCCATTACAGACAATGCGGCGTCTAATTCTTCTTGGTCTATAAGCTTAGTTTCGCTAACTTTCGCAGTATAGCCAAACCAACTTTCCTCTTTCTTTGCTTTTAAATAATAATCATAAAAAAGATTATTCATTCCTTTTGGAGTACCACATAGACTTAACCAACCTTTTCGATCAGCTAAAGCAGGTCTAATTACTTCATCCAGCAAGTCGGATGAAATTTGCGCTGCCTCATCTACGACTGCTCCATCAAGATACAATCCTCTAAGGCTATCAGGATTTTCAGATGACAAGAGCATTATTCTTGCTCCGTTCATAAAATCACATCTAAGCTCAGTCTCGTTGTATTTAGTCTGAGGAATATTCTTTGTGTAATATTTTAAATAATCCCAAGCTATCTTCTTTGCCTGACTGTAAGTCGGAGCAATGTAAGCAAAGCGTGGATTATAATTTTTATTTGTCATCGCACACTTGATTAAGTGATTGATGAGCATAACCGTTTTGCCAAACCGTCTATGACAACATAGAACTGAAAATCTGTGTTTGTCTAAATTCTGATGAATGAAAGCTTGTTGCTCTCTTGGCGAATACGGTATTGTAATCTTCATTAGTGAATGCTTGGAATTTTGTCATTGTTGTAATAACGCATTTTAATTTTAGTAAACACGAAATCAGCAAACTCTGGTAAATCTGTCTCTTCCTCAAATCCATTAAACACCATCATTAGCTCACCGCCATAAGTGGTAAATGTAAATGCGCTCACATTCTTAAATTTGTCTGGTATCTTTAACTGTTTCTTTTTCTTTGTGTCGTTCATCGGTAATTATATACGTATTAGACGGCAGCCACGTTTTGTGGTGTGGCTCTGTTTTTTAGATTTCTTTCTGTTTTCACAGGTTTTTGACTTGTCTTTAGATACTTTATCTACGGCTCTAGCTTGCTATTCTTTATTTTATTTAGCGTTCAGTACGTGTTTGGTACGTACTTTATATTATCGAACTCCATAACACGCGCGAGACGTCTTTAGTTTCCGCTAACTACCTGACCTTCAACTATCTTTTGTTCAGGCTGCTCCCAAGTTATTTGAACTTTAGTATCTTGAATGATCTCTTGTTTATCACCATACAAGCTTGGCAGTAGTTTACTCGCGAGCCACCTGTAGTGGTGTAATTTTTCACGAACCAATGCAACATCCTTTGATGTTGTTGTTTCAAGTTCATCAATCATACGGTCAAGATAATACTGACAACCTATCTTTCTCGCCTGACTAATCTTGTTGGAAAATTCTTTATCAGTTTTAATCCAATTATAGACAGTAGATAAGCTTGGCATATCTTTAGCTTGGCAAATCGAAGTCAGCGTCTGACCGTTCATTAATTTTGTTTCTAAACTTTCGGTCAACGATTTTGTTAATTGTATCTTGTTTGACATTTTTTAAATTTTGTAATGATCTTAAAAGACCTGATTTTGTTGTAGGTCCAGCAGATAAGCCAGCGTGGAATTTACATCTATATTTCTTACTTGTTTTACAGAAATAACCTTTGCATTTACATTGAACAGTAAACTTACTGCCTCTTGTAAATGATTGGCAACGATCTGGTTTGAATTTCATTTGCGAAACAAAACTGTTGGAATAAAAAAAAAGAGTAAAAAAAAATTATAACTTGAAAACTGTTTTTGTATGCAAGTGTTCTTGATACAGTAAAATTATACTGCTCATTTCTTATTTGTCTAGTCTCTAAGATTTTATGATATTAGAAAAAATATTTTTATTTTGATTATAATGTAATTAAATAAACACTTTGTCTAATTTGTCAAAGTTATTTTTTAATTTATTTGATAATTTATCTAGGAGGTTCTTATATCTATTCTTAATTGTAATACGATGAAAACCAAAAAACTTTCCAAGCTTAGTCCATTGAAAACGATTAGCTCGCAACCACAATAGCTTTCTGTCTAACTTAGGATTGTCTGATATATCATCATCAACAAATAATAAAATATCTAAAGCTAGCTCATATCTTGACATCTGACGTGGTGTTGCACGCAAAACTAATTTAGGCTTAACGTGAAATCCCCAATCTTTTTTATCATAATAACTTTCAAGGACCTGATACATAGACGGACATCTATTGTTGTGAGGACCAGCAATAAACTTTTCTGCATAAGCAGCATCATCGAGGATCTCTACTATTAATCTTTCTAATTTAATTTGTTCTTCAACTATTTTCTCTATGCTTTTTAACATTGCGATATACCCAGCTATACATAACATCTGTTTCTTTTATTCGATCAAACTCTTCACGCGGCAAATCTTTTAGCTTATCGTAAAGATCGCTCTGATCTAAATTAGGAAACAAATATTTTTTTGTTGTGAATTGTCTTGTATGATTTTTTAAAGTGGACCATCCTTTACTACCACCAAACTTTGTAAAACCTATTTGCTGAACAAAGTATTTGTGTCTTGGCATATCAAAGACAAGATACTTACCTGCATCTTTAATTGATATTAAAGCAAGACCGTCAATATGTATTCTTGCTAGCCTAGATAAACTTTCCTGCACTTTATCTAAACCAATTTGAAATGTACCTGATATGTCAACCAGCCTAATAAAACTTGTTAAAGTTTTTACATTAAACTGATGGCAGCAATAACTATAAATTCTAAAGTCTAAATCCTTTAGCTTATTTTCTTTTAAAACTACTGTATCAGATAGATAAAAATTCGACATAATTCTGTTGCCTAATAAATTGATTACCGCATTTGTTTGCTTTAATTTTTCTGATTAAATAATCTTTGCTTTCACAATTAGGACCGTGAGATTTTAAAGACATATACTCAAGGAACTGCAGCATCTGATCTGGTGTTAAGTTCATCCATTGTTTAGATGAGTAAGGAAAGATCCTTTTAATATCGAACCTGATTACATTTCTAAATTTTGTACTCTCATCAACCGTGTAATAAAATTCAAAGAAAGGTATCTCTGCAGCTTGAGCTAAAAATATATATGGTCTTTGCTGCCAATTAGATTTGCCTTTAAAACTAAAGTCTTTATTGTAAATAGTATCTGCTAGAAACAATGGCTTTGCGCAGGCAGGACAAGTACCAACACAATCAAGGTCAAAATAATTAATTCCATCGTGCTGCTCTCTGTGCCAATGGCTAAAAGGTGATACAAGCTGGTCAAAATACTGCATTCTTGGCATATATTATGCAGTTAATATGCTTGCCTTATTTGTCAAGACTGTCAGTCTTTTTTTGTTGCAATTTAAAGACGAATAACTATATAAGAAACTATGAGCAAAATTATTGCTAAGAATGTAGAGCATTCATACTCACCAAGAGTACCGAACAGAACTGAGCCTAGAACATTTGATCGATACTCTATTTATATAGCTAATAACACCGCACAAATTAACCTTTATTCTATCTACAAAAACAAAGAAGAAATTAAACATAGCATTATTGGCGATATAGAATTTGTATTTCCTGAGGCTCTTAAATTTATACCTGATGAAAGAGTTAAAGATTTTTCAAGTGACTTTTCAAGAATGAGTATTGAAAACGTCGTAGAAATTAATAAGAAAAAAGGTTTAAAGATTGAGCATCATAAAATAGGAAAAAAAATTTCAGACTTTATTGTTGAAGATAAATATGGAAAGCAATTAAACATCGAAGTTAAATCTAAACCTAAACAAATAATTGATCTTGGTTTGTATGATTACAAAGGACCAAGCTTATTACTTGCAGAAAGAATTAGAAATTCAGGATTAGATGTATCTCAAATAGCAGATAAAGTTGGCATCCATTATTCAATGGTGCAGAAACAAATGAGAGGTGAAAGAGATATAACAAGAGATCACGCTATTGCTTATGGAAAAGTTTTTGGTTGTGATCCTGCAGATATTTTATTTGCTCCACCTCAAGTTCCTATCTGGGCAACAGTAGATTTTTTAAGACTTAAAGATGGTGACTTACCTTACAATGCAGGTGAGCTTGTTCCATTACCGAAAGATAAATTAAAAGATAATTATGTTGTTGTTCCAAGAGATATTTATAGACCTGATGTTAAAGCAGTTAAAGTTAGATCAGAAGGATCAGCTTTAGATGGAATGGTTTTATTTTATTATGCAACAAATGATGTCAGACAAGATTGTATTGGAAGATTATCAATCATTGGTGATAACGAAGATGACGATCTTGAGTTATTTAGATACGGTCAAAGCCAAAGATATTTTATTGGTATCTTAGAAAACTTTAGAGGTAAAACTAGATTATTAAATCCTGATACATTTGCAAAAGAAACTTTAAAAGATACTGCACAAAGCTCAGATATTGTTATTCAAAATGTTCAACCAACTTTTGCTGCACCAATTGTTGCAATAGTTAATCCTCAACAAATTAAAAAAGATAAATACGCTGAACAATTATTTAGAATAAATGAACAAGCATACAGAGGACAAAGATTACTAGAAGAAGCTAAGCTTGCTTGGTCTGCAAAAGCTACTGCTGAAATGTTGCAGCTTAGAGATCAACAAGAACAATTAAAAAGAAATTTAGAAAACATTATACAAAGATTAGCTGAAGAAAAGAAAAGAGGAACATCTTTTTTATTTAGTGCAGTAAAAAGAGACGATGATGTTCGTATGATCTATGAGGAAATGCAAAACATAGAACGAATGAAACACCAAACAGATAAAGCAATATCAACTTTACAACAACAGGCTAAGAAAAGAGCGTGAAGATAAAAATTATTAGAGGTATGGATTGTTA